ACCCTCGTTTTCAGCAGCAACATCAATTCCTAAATCGGAAAGAATATTGGTCATAACTTGAGTTTGAACATTGAATCCGGTATTGTTTCTCATGGTAGAGGTCAATGGGGTCAAACAAACACCCATTACTTCTTTACATACTGTACCATCGGCCATGTCGGCGCTTACTGTTGCACTCGTCCACTTCTTTTGTTTGGAATATTCGGTTCCATCGTCAACACCGAACCATCCAATTGGTCCTGTTGAAGCCTGATTATTTTGGTCCAACAATTGCGCTTTTACTAAATTATTTAAATTAACACTTACCGTGTTACTTTGTTCATACCAGGTATTCAAAAAGGATTCCATGTTTAAACAATGGCGTCCTTGGAATACACCGGAAAGATCGGCAGATGCACGCGCCCATGTGATTTGTTGTGCATTGTTTGCTGTGGTGCCATAAATACTACCACCTAATACATCACCAGCAACAGTACTGGCTCGATGCTGTTGTCCCAATGCGGTGGTTCCTGCTACAAGAGTTTTTGTGGAATAAGCATTACCACAAATATCTTTATAACCACAATTTGTAACATAAGGATTAATAACATCCCCTTGACCATGAACACGGGACATGACCTGCTGTGCAAAGCCTAAATTGTGAACGTGATTAACAACATTACCAATCTTAGCAACTGGTAAAGCTTCTGACGTTGTAAAACGTGCGAAAACTACTGAACTAACTGTTTCGGCTGACATTATAATATTATATAAGATAATTAATTCAATTATTTTAATTAATTTAATTAATTTAATTATTTAAAATATTGAATTAAAAATCCACTTTAGGATTTTTGCTAAATCTTTGTGTAAAAAACTGAAAATTTGTTTTGGGAATCTTAATATTATCGTGTGAAATTCCTGTTTTCACGCCGTGGTTATGTATGTATAAACCATATCTTTTACCAGATATAGGAAAATAATGGTAATGTTTTTCGTCTTCATGATCTAAAATATGTGGTTCTGGAACAATGCTTTTATTTTCATTTTTTACTAAAGAACAATCTTTACTTATTATTTTTTTAACTTTATATTTTGTTAATTTTTCATAAACATTATTGTAATTAATTCTATTCGTTTTTGCTTCTTTTGCTAATAAACCCAGTGATGTTCTTCTACCATTTATTGGAAATCCTGTTTGTTCACCATTTGCTCCGTCCAATAAATAATTTTCACTAACGTCAACTTCAGTTATTACACTGTCTTTTAAATTTCTAGCCAATTTGCTTTGATATTTACTTCTACATTGCGAATTTAAAATATTATATCCATTTTTCATTGTCATAAAAGTAGAATAATTATTATATTTTGTAATTTCATTATTCTTTACAGAATAATTAGGATTTGACCGTTTAGATGAAGTATTAAACGATTTCATTTGAGATATTTTTTTCAATTGATTCGTTCTATCAGAACTACTTTGAATTGTATTTTTTTTTACAAAATTAAACAATATATTTGATTGTATATGATTCGTATGGGTTTCTATCGATTTTATATATGGTGGGTTTTTTCCCACACCCCCTCCAACATCATTAATCAACCACGATGCTTGATAATTTCCATCACTTATAACAGCTGTTCCATCATCTTTCGATAAGTTAATTATATTAATTTCAACAATATTAATCCATTTATACATTTGTCCAATTAAACCATTTTTATTGTCTGGATCGACATCAATCATGTTTTTTTCCCAAAGTCTATATACACTATTGGGACCAACGGCAATATCCCATTGTTCTTTTAATAAAGCGGTATTATCATCTTGTTCTGGTATATTTTGTGCTATTTTTAATTGGTTTTCATATTCAGTTACTTTTTCCTGAACCACGACGGGATCCGAAGCCTTTTCCGCAGCAATTTTATTTTTTAATTTAACTATGGTTTCGTTTTCTAACTCTATTATTTTTGTTAATGATATATTGTTCAATAATTCTTTGTGCATATCTTGTGTATATGTCGCATCTTCTATCGACTCGCGGATCTTCTTCGCATCATCGGCACGTTTTACTAAATATTTTTTTCTTAATATTTCTATAGAATTATTATAATATCTTTCTATTTCACTTTTTAATGCTTTGTATTTGTTCCATTTTTCATCAATCTCATAATAGGTATTTTTTGATAAATTAGCAAAATTTAACATTACATTTAATCTGTCTTGGTTATTTTGAGGAAGTATATTATAATTTCTTCTGATTTGGTCGTAATAAGAGGTTGGGTCTCTTTTTTGTATTCCATTTTCAATCCAAGACATACCTATTTGTTTAAATTGATCGCTTATATTTGGCTGCACAAGTGTTTTATCCACACTTTCCCAAATAACTTTTATACCTAGAGGAAAAATTATATTATTTATCTTTTTTATATACTTTTTTTCGTCAAACCATTGTTGGTTTTGCTCCTCATTATTTACCATTTCTTGCGCCTTTGCAGCCGAGATTGGTTTTATCGTGTTGTTTTGAAACGTCTGGATCATATCACTAGTATTGACAGTATATATAGTCTCCGCAACATCGTCGAGTTCAGCATTTCTCATTCTTAATAATAATTTACGCGCTCTTTTCTTTTTAAAACTATTTTTTTGCATAATATATTATATTAAGATATTATATTATACATATTAAATTCTTTATAAATCTGATAAATCTTTCTTGTATTGTTTTATTACTAAATCAACACTGTCTTGTTTTATTTTATCGTTATTTTTTATTTTTATTATTTCATCTAATATTTTTTTTATAGACATTATTTCTGTTTTCATAAATAGTTCATCAAATATGTTTTTTTTATCTTGTATTAATTTATTATATTTTGTATTTAAATTTATCGATTCGTTTAACATAAAAGCGTTGTTGTTCGTAATTGAGTTGAACTGTTCATTTATATTTGGTATTATTACATTTGTTATATTATTTTGTTTTGAAATATATAAATTTTCATTGGTTTGTTTTAAATTATTTTGTATTTGTGTATATTCAATATTTGAAATACCAGCATTTATAATATTTTCGTTTATAACATCAATAGTATCTAAAATGTTATCAAGTTCACTTATTGGATTTTGAGTTAAGTTTGTATTTATTTGTTCTAACATTGTTTTATTTACTTGTTGTTTTTTTACAATTTCTTTGTTTATTGATTTGATATTTTCCAATTCGTTTTTGGTATTTTTTTCTAATATTTTTTTATCAACAATAATTTTATTTTTTAAATTAGTAATTTTAATTTCTTTTTCATTTTTTGAAATGTTAAATTTATCGTTGGTTTCTTTTGTTTCAATATCATTATTTTTTTTCAGAAAAGTATCTATTTTTGAATAATAAAAACTTATATCTTTTAAATAATTACTATCTAATTTACGCGTTTTATCATAAAAATATTTCAAATTATAATTATTATTATTATTATAAAAATATTTCAATTGTATTTTATCGTTTGACTCTTTGAGTATTTTTATATCATTATTTAATATATTAATTAAACTGTCTTTGCCGTAGTTATTTGGATTTGTTATTTTATTAGTGTTTTCTACAATTATATTGTATTTCTCAAAAAAAGCATATTTTGTCGTGTCCTTATTATATTTTTCACCAATAAAATCCAATAAATAATTTTGTATATCCAATTCATTAGAATAATTTTTTAAAAAAATGACGGCATCATTCACGGAAGATATTTTTTTAGATATATCTGTTTTAATAATATTATTTATAAACCAATGGTATTTTTTTATCGTTATATTTTTTTCTTCAATAATCTTTTCTTTTTCTATAATTTCGTTATTTTTATTTTGCAATGATGTTTGTTTTTTTTTAAAATCTACTAGAATATTCCTTAATTTTTCTAATAATTTATTATAAAATTCTACAGATGAGTTTTTTAATAAGAACCTTTGGAATTGTCGGTTTGATGTTTTACTAGATATTTTTTCAATACTAACACGATATCCCTCGTGATTTAAACTTATTACTTGACAAGTATAATATTCTGTCGGCGTAGTAATGTTTTCTTGTATGTAGTGATTATCCTTTTCTACATATTTGAAAATGAGTGAAACATTATTTATTTTTATTTTTATTTTATTTCCAGTAGAATCATATTTATTATTATAGATTTTATATAATAAACTATTGGTATCTTTTTTAAATGTTCGAAATGTGTTGTGTTTTTCTATATTTTGTTTTCTTTTCAATAGTATTATATCATTATATGTCGCATCGAATGATTCTAATTTACCTTTGACGTATTCATTTATTTTATTATGAAGTTTTGCATTTTCTGTTAAAATTCTATTTATAGTATTATTTTCATTTTGATATTGTTTATTGGTGATATTAAAATCAATATTAACATCGTCGATATCTTTGATAAATGTGTAATATATATATTGATTTATATATTTTTTTATATCATCATAGTTATTTATATTTTCGAGTTGTATATTTTCTATGATATTATCTAAGTTATTGATATTGATATCGAATTTAAAAAAATTATTTTTTATTAATAATTCATTGTAGTTATCTAAAATATTTTGATATTCATCGATTTGTTTTTTAATATTTAAGTTTCCATTATTGATATTTATAAATTCGTTGTTTATAGTATTTAAATCTGTTTGGATGAAATTATCTGTTTTTTTATTTATATTTTCGTGTGATAGTTTGAATGAATTTACCGATTTCTTGAAAGGGACAATTAAATTTTTAATTTTTTTATATTTATTTTTTAATGATATCAGTATTATATCAAAGTCTGTATACATTGATTTAAATATTTTTAAATCATAATTTTGATTAATGGTGCTAGTTTGAATGGTAATTGAATCTTGTTTATTTGAACTCATTGTATCATAATTATTTTTGAATAAATTATATGAATTATTAATATTTTTAACGTAATCTTTATTAATATTTTTTATATTTTCATATTTTTTTTTTTCTTCAATCCAAAATGTATTATATATTTTATTTTGGCGTTTATAATAATCTTTATGTGGAAACATTAATCCGTCATTTATCGATATGATATAACGATCTATATTACTAATAGTTTTTTCCACTTCTTTTAAAACATCATCTTTATATTTTTTTAAATAATCGCTGTCGTAATTTATATTCATATTATTGATTTTTTTTATATATGATTTATATGTGTTTATGTATTTATCTGATTTGATTATATTATCATTAATATTGGATAAAGTTAAATTTTTCTTTACATTATTATAATAAATTAAAACATTTTGTGTTGTTTTATATAAGTTTAGTTCGTTTTTGATAATTTCATAGGATAAATTATAGTCCAAATAATCTTTATTGTAATTTTTAATATATTGTATCCATCCAGTATTAACCTTTTCACTTGTTATATTTTGTTGAACTAGAGTATTTTTTAATCCTTTTTCTGCGTATAACGTTTCAATTAATGAATTCCATTTATCCGTCGAATATAAATCCCTATATTTTTTATCATTGTAAATATTGTATTGGTTTTCATATCTTTTATCGTATTTTAAAATAGATTCTGGTATAGCAGTCGAATGTATATTATCAAACTTTTTTTTTATATTTATTATTGTTTGGTTTGTTTCACTGATTTTTATATTATTTATATAATCCAATACTTCTCTTGCCTTTGGCATCAATAATTTATTTTTTTCAATGTAATTTAAATAGGTTAGATATGCATTTTTACTATTAAACTTATAATTATTATTTTTAATATTGATATTCTTTGATATGGCAAATATTTTCTTTTTTTTTATATTTATTTTTTTTATATATAAAACAAATTTTATATCAGAACCAATATATTGATGTAAATCTGGGTTAATAAACTCTGTGAAAGGTATTGAATATTCTATACAATTTTGATTATTACCGTAAGAAATAGTATTTTTATATTTTTTTATATTGTATGATTTATTGATTGATTTTACATTTTCTGATATAATATTTTGGTCTGTAGCATTATTATAAATAGCTATGAAAGAATCGTCAGTATCTGTGTCAATATCGGATTCAGTCATAATATCATTTATGTCATTTTTATCATAACTTTTGTTTAATGTGATTATTAATCTATTTGGTAATATTAGAAAATCCGCAATTAATTTTATTTTATTGTAATGAGTTGTGTCGATTGTATCAAAATCATATAAATATTTAGATTCATAATCATCGATAACCTGTTTTGTTGTATTGTAATTAATATCAATAAAACTATTCAAATTTTGTATTATTCTATCTGATTGTTTATTTTTATTGTCGCGACTTTTAGTATATTTATCCGAAATATCTGATATATTTATTAAATGTTGATATTGTTTTTTTACTATTAATTCTACACAAATCTTATAATCGTTAAACCAATAATTATTACCATAATCACTTGTTATAGCTCTTATATGATTATCAAATGAAAAATCACCACCAATTATATTTTTAATGTATTGAAACGTGGCTTCTGGTTTTGTAAAAAAGTTTTTTAAATCATCGTTATAATAAATGGTTCCGCGTTTTGCAGGTATTGGATGATCAAATGCTCCATCAAACCATTCTCCGCAACTACCGTGTCCATATGTTCTCCACCCATATTCTTGGTATTTTTCCCAGCTAGTAAAAATGTGTTGATCTTGAGTTAATTTACTCATATGATTTTCTATATTTTCTTGAATAGTTTTACCTTGTTTTTCATATGTTATATTATTATCTTCATTAAACGTTCTTTTTTTTATAGATTTATATAATTTTTGAAATTCAAATGAACTATAATAATTTATAAATGTATTTTTTTTATTTTCTATAAATGTTTCAATATTGGGTATGTTTTGAAATTCTACTTTTATTTTATTTTTAATATTTATATCCGTATTTTGGTTATTAAGTAAAATATATTTATCAACATGAGATATATAATCTTGTTTCAAATCTTTTAGTTTATATAATTTTAAACAAAACTCTATTAAATCTTTCATATGTCTGACGACTCTTTCCATCATCGGATACAAGGCAGTTTCAATTATTTTATGTGTCATATTTTTATTTGTTTTATCGTCCCAACCAGTATTTTTTAAAAATGTCGCCCATTGCATAATTGTATCTGTAGATATAAAATTATCAAATATTTGAACTGTGTTATAGTAAACATTCCATCTTTTACTTTGAGGTATACTAATTCCTCCATCAGTTAATTTATTCTCTTGAACAATATTTTCATCACTATCAAAATGTAAAGCTTTACACCATTCTTTTATCCACCATTCCATGTTAGATTTTTTTTCTAGTAATTCATTTTTAGAAAACGATAAATATCCTTCTTTGTTCCTGTAATTTATTTTTATATCAACATCTTTTATTCTTTTTTTATTATACCCCCTTAATGGTAAAATAATGTCATTTCTTAAATAAATTAAAAAAGGCATTTTCATCGCACCCTTAGCGATTGAAAATTGACTATTTAATCTTGTTCCCAATACAGCATCCATATTCCTATTACCACCATCCGACCCCTGATTTGACCACCATTTAAATTTACTGTAATTAACACTTTTATTCGATTTGTAAAAATCTAGTTTTTTCATATCTGTTAATGTATTATCAAAATCATTATTATTACCAAATTCATAAAATGTTGGCCAAGAATATAATATAAGTAATGCATTGTTATATTTTAATTTATATACATAATTTTTATCAAAAGAATCTATCTTTATTATTTCATTTTTATTTATGTATTGACTTTGATTTCTATCCCAAGATAATTTAATAGTTGTATCGACATTTGTTAAAGATGTATTTATTTTATTTAAAACGATAATATTATTATTAATATTTACATTGAATAAATTGTTTTTATTTAAATATCCGAAATAAATGCCTTCAATAATTGGGGTGTTTTTTTGCAGGTTATTTATCTTAGTGTATAACAAATAAATTTTTTCATAAAATAATGTAATATTTTCAATAATAGAACTACTTACATATTTTTTTTTATATTTTAAAAATGTTGTTTGCATAATATTAGGATCGGGGATTATCCATTTTTTTTCGAGTGCCGGATTCAAATTTAATAATAGTGTATCTATATTTATTGTATCATCTATAATATCTTGTTCTGAATGCCAAATATCCCATGATTGACTCATTTCATTTAAAATATTTTTATTTGAAATATAGTTTTGCCATTTTCTAATGTTAAACAACCTATTATAAAAAACTACAATTTTTTCCCTATAATCCACATTTATTAAATCGTTACTTTTAATTTCATTGATTTTATTTACACTATCAATATCATAAGGATCATCATATCTAAATATTTCCTCCCCATTATAAAAATTTAATTCATAAAGTTCTGCTTCAGTAATATCTAAATTTATAGTTTTCGGAAATTCACCTTTATTATTTATATATGTAAATGGTTTAATTATGGGTATATTATTATATTCATCATCAAATACATCAAAATCCCATTTACCAGGAAGGTTTAAACCATTCGAAGGACCCAATAAACTAAGTAATTTATAAGTTTCATAATATTTATTATAAGTATTTATATTATTCATATAAGTTCTTACCGTATTCCTTACATTCTTTGTTCCAAAATTATTTAAATGATGCAAATATGCTGATTCCAATACAGAATGCACATGAATTATTTGTTTATTTTCCGATTTAATACTATTATAATTTTTAATTTTAGAATTTAAACTTGATATTAAACCATTGGTATATGATAAATTTATGTAGTCGGGTATAACAACATCATTCCATAATATTTTATTTTTGGATGTTATCAAATTCATTAATTTAATATTTGATTTATATTCTATAAAAAATCTGATTTTAGTCATATTATTTAACAACAATTCTAAATCATCACTAATATCGCGTATATTAAGTGTTGTTTCTTTTTTAAAGTTAGACAAATTACTTTTATATTCTGTTAAGTGGAGAGAATTTGAAACAGAAGGGGTAAATTTAAAGGTATTTATAAGTTGTATTGATGTATAATTTATTATTTTATATTTTTGTTGTGTATCCCATAATTCGGGACCCCTTGATTTATAACCATCATCGTCTTCGTTTTTTCTTGAATTAAAACCTTTTACTATGGATGTTAATGAAAACAATTTTGTGTCAGATATATTAGATAAATCTATATCAGTGATTTTTTTTAAATTATCGACATCTGACATACTTGTTAATAAATATGTCCATTTATTATTTTTATATATGTCGCCCCCAATTTGTTTTAATAAAGTAGTTTCATTATTATCAATTTGTTTTCTCAATTGAGATAGTTTTATTTCTTTTTCGGCGTTCTGTTTAAATAAATATTCATTTTTCGATTTTTCATCAAATTTGTTTTTTTCTTCCGACCATGATTTTAATACAATATTAACATCATTAACATTCAATGAAGATTTTATACTGTTTTCGGTTTTCAATATCCAAGAGTTTTGTGAAAAAATAAAATTTGTTGTATCATATAATATATATTTATAAATATCGCCATCGGCAACCTGATAAAAAGTGGCTACCAAACTTTTTTTTTCTAATGTTTCGTACTTATTATTTATAATTTCTTTTTTTGTTTTATATATAGATATAACAGATTGAGAAACATTTTCTGCACCACGCACTTCTAAAAATACTTCATTTGGTGTAATCCATTCAATATTTTTACTATAATAATTGCCTTCTGGAATCGTGTATTTGTTAAGTAATTCTTGTGCTTTTAATGCAGCTATCGCTTCATTATCATCTTTATTTTTAAGAACAACATCAAAATTTTTGATGCATAAACTAACAAACGATGTGGATGGTAAATTATTATCTCCATAAATTAAAGTCATTGTGTCATTTAGATAATCATAAGTTTCAAAAAAACGCATAACAAAAAATCCATCAGTATCGTTTATATAACGTTGGGAACTATTACTCCAAGAAAAGACTAATTGGTCGCCAACCGGCAACGAATCATTTACTATAACTAAATCATTATCTTCTGCTAAATTATCATCAATATATGAAATTACTATGTCATTCTTTGTCGTTTTTGTTATTTTAAATGCTGTGTCGTTATTTGTTGCAAATGGAATTTGTCTCTGAATATCATAAGGGACTACATAGTATGCTGTTCCAATTTCTCCCGGTATTTGATTGCGAATCCTTTGATCTAATGTAGATTTTATATCTAGTAATTCAATTACCTTTGACTCATAATTAAATAATTCAACCGTTTTATTGTTATAAATTATACTCGATTTTGTTACAAATTTTATTTCATCCACTATATCATTGTTATTATCATACAATTCGTATGATAAATTTTCTGTAATAGGGTCATCAATATTTATTTCATTCCAATTATATTTTATCGCAATTTTATTTAATTCTGTAGGAGTATTATTAATTATTGTTGTTATTTTCATTTTAGTTAAACGGATGCTTTCATATTCAATGAAATCTCTAGAAATTACTTTTTCATCATCCATAAGAAATTCTATTATATTATTGTTTTTAGATAATAATTCTATTTTCATGGATGAAAATACTTGACGTTTTTTTTCGATTTGTATATGAGATATCAATTCTTCGTTGTTCAGAAGAAGAGTTATTATAAAAGAACCTTCAATATTAGACTTTTCGTATAGTATGTTTTTTTTTGATATTACATAGTTTTGTAGGTCATAGATTAAAAAGTTCAAGTCATCTATTATATTTTGGTTAAATGTAAAACGTATCGATTTAACAAATTTTGATTTGTTTGCATTAATTATATCAAATTCCTCATCCAAGTCATATTTTGATACATTTGGATGATTTACATCCAATAAAATATGGTTTGTTGTTGAATTAATAATTAAATATCTGCCATTTTCTAATCTTTTACTTATTCTATCATTTATTTTTTTATTTCTTTCTTTTTCTTTTATTTCTTTGAATTTTTCGACTTCAATGATATTAGTCGCTTGTATCGTATTATCCTTTGCAATATTAATAGTTATACTATCAACATTTTGTCGAGTAAATACAATATAATTTTCAAGCGTATTAATGCCATTTAAACTATATATATTTGTATTTCCATTATAAATATATGTTTTTTTCAACCCTACCTTTTGATACAAAGCATTGATTGAATATACGTGTAAAATATCATTAAAACCGTCATTTAAAGATTCTATACCAAATTCATTATTTAATACCCACGCATCGTCCCAATTTAAATTTGATACAATATAAAAATTTTTTTCAACGAGATTATTATTATATCTTTCTATATATGCTGTTTTTTCTTTCTGTAAAGGTATATATATTTTATCCCAGTCTTTTAAGTTATCTATATCAAATTGATATAGTTGATTTTCAACACGATAAATAATTGCATTATCTTGTTTAATTATATATGTTTGTGGATAATACGTAAATGCTTGAATGGTTGATATTTCATCAAATACCTGTGGATTGTTTAATTTATCTGATAATATTGCGTCGTCACTAACACTAGTTATTTTTTTGGTTATATCATCAATAGAAGTATGTTTTTTACTCCATGATATTTTTTCATTGTTTTTATCTAGTAAATATATTTTTACATTATTGATTCTATCTTTAAAATCACCTTCTGTTCTTGCATAAAATTCTATAGCGGATATGATATTGGGCGGATTCAATGAAACCTCAAACCATTTAAATGAATTATCAAAAACAATATCGGTTTGAGAAAAGGTATTTATATTGTTATCGAGACATTTTGATGCTTTGTGTTCAATATTACTTGTAGAACTTTGACGCGGATTTATAAATGTAAATGGATTTGTAGAAAATTCTGGCATATATTTTGTTTTATTTTTGTTTTCATCAATAAAAAAAACGTCTAGTTTTGATATTTCTAATGGATATGGTTCATAACTTTCCAACCTTATTTTATATGTTTTAATTTGAGGCAATACATCATCGGTAAATAGCTTATAATCTGGATTTACAGTATCATAATATTTCCAATAATTATTTTTATTTATAAATGTAAATTCGTGTATTTTATTTCCTATATCATAATATTGTTTGTTCAGTATATCAAAAATCGTTATTTTGTTTGAGTTTACATTAAAATAAACATCTTTAAACGTTGTTCCATTATTTGTAAATTGTTCAAGTAAATATTTACCATCAGTCAACTTATTATTATTAACAATATTTAATATTTCTGTTCTATTGGCATAAATACAATTAATATTGTATTCTGATAGTATTCCACCACTAAATTGATTAACTGTTATATATCCAGAAAATTTAATATCGAGATTTACTGTTTTATTATTAATTTCGATATATTCGGTAAAATCCAATTCATCTGTTTTTATATTTTTAACTAAAAAATATTTTCCTTCTTTGTTTTTATTTTGAAATCCAACAATGCTTTGATATAAAAATGTTTTTATTAATCCGTCTGGATTATTATTTATTTCATAAGTATTTATATCTATTTTTCTTTGTTCTATAATATATTTTGTAGTGTCATTTTCTATTTTAATTATTGATTTCAAAGCTGTATTATTATATAAATAGATATTGAATAAATTATTATCATTATGATATAAAAATCGATTTGATGCATTTTTTTGTGATATGTATGGTACAACCTCGAAGGGGATTTCAATATTATCTTGGTTTTCTGCAAATATATAATTGTTATTAGAATCTGGTCCTGATTTTTTATAAAAATTTAATGTATTTGATACATAACTACCATCATTTTTTAATAAAGGGTCTATTTCTTCATCATTAAAATAATCCCTATATGGACAGCTTATAAAAATATCCATAGAATTTAAACTCGACGTATTGAATTTCAAATCATTTTTATATCCTTTATAAAAATTTATAATAGAATTATTATTTTTATTTTGTATTGTAAAAAACATAAAGTATTTATCCGCAACTCTACTTTTAACATGAACGGTTTTAAATGTCTCAAAAAATGCTGTATCTAGTTCTGTATATGAAAAAACAAACATACCATTCCCATTTGTATAATCAAAATCTATTGGGGTATTTAATTTACGAGATATACCTAGTGATATTTTATTATCAATAATATTTTCAATTCTCAATTTTTCCGCATTACCCAACCATCCTAATAATGCTGCGTGTGTTCTAAGTGCTAATTGTTTGGGTCCATTCTTCCCTTCATTTGTTGTTTGTTTTCCAAATAAATCAAAATTTGTTGTTTTATTTGTTTCATACCCAAATCTTGTATTGGTTGGATAATTATTTTCAAAAACTGTATACCAATTTATATTTTTTTTTGGATTTTTATACAGTATTTCATTATTTTTATTCCACATTTTTAACCATAATTCACTTGTATCATTGCCAAATGTTTTTTCAATATTTTGATAATTCCATACACCTTGTATATTGTTAAAATAATAACCAATGTCTAATTTATTTTTTTGCGTGTATGGTTGAATATCGTTTAAGTTATAAAATTGCAAAAAAGGCAAATTATTTTTTTTTTGATATATTATACCCATCATTCCAATATCATTATTTGAATTGAAAATCGTTGTATTTGCGGGTGCATGATCCGCGTTTGTCGTTTGTATTGAATCTGTCCAATATATATATCGTATAATATATTCACGGTTTTTATCTTGTATTTCTGGTAGAATAGTTTGTATAGTTCTAAATTTTTCTTTTATATTTCTGAAAAATTGTTTTTTAGAACCCTTAACAACTATTGGGTCTACTTGAAATGACAATGTGTTTTTATTTACTCCAACTTGCCCGGATTGTTCCAATATTTCTTTTTTTGTTTTCAAATTATCTAATAAAATATTTATTTGTTTAATTGTTTTTTTTGTTGTTTTGATGTTTATATTTAAAATATTGTTTAATTGTTGTGTTTGGTCGATATCAGATAATAATGCTTTGATTTTACTAATATCATTTTTAATACAATTTATATCATCTATAACAACTGTTAATTTTTTTTTTTCCAAATTATAATTATTTTCCAATTGTGTGAATGATACTTGTATTAAATCATATTTATTATTAGTTTGAATGTATTTTTCGAAAAAATTTATATCAGGCGATTCGATATAATTTATTATATCTATTGCAAAATCATTAATTTCATTGTTTTTAATAGTAAATTTATTATAGTTAAATTCGATTTCCAATAATTTAATATATATATTTGTTTCATGGACAAAATTCATATTGTCCTCTAATTTATAATCTAAATTTTTTTTTTTTTTATTATATTTTTCATCAGAAAAGTCATTTTCATAAGCGGTTATTTTTTTTAATATATTAGTAAAATTGTCTATATCAGCTTGGATTTTATTGATTTCTGAATTATAATATTGTTTTATTTCTTGATTTGATGTATCTGTAAAAACTAACGTATTGTTTTTTATTTCTTGGTCGTTTGTATTATAAATATTTTTGATGTCATTTATTTTTGTTTGAATTGTTTTGTGGTTTTTTAATATATCTGAAATATGTGTATTAATATCTACCATGGCTGTTTGAACAGTTGTTTTGATATCTAAAAAATTATCATTATCTTTATAATTTTTTTCTTTATAATTCGTTTTAATTACACTTTTATTATCAGTAATTATTTTATTATTTTTATCTATATCAAGTTCAGTATTATTATTGGTATCGTTTATTTCTGTTATACTTTTTTTTAACTCTTCAAATGCGACCGAAACTATATTTATTGAGTTTTTAATATTTTCTATATTTTTATCCACTGTTATTTTATTATTTGAAATTACTGAATCTGTTTTTAAATGTAAAATTTTTATTTTTTCTTCAAATAGTTTTAATGTTGTATTTGATTTATTTACAACTTCGTTGGCGATATTTATTGTATTAAATAAATAATCATTTGTTACTTTATTTTCTTCAAAATATTTTTTTTTTTCTTGAATTAATAGCATATTAGTTGTTATAATTTTATTGTGATTATATATTTTATCTTTTACATCTTGAAATTCTTTTTTTTTTATTAAAAAGTTATTAATATCTATAAAGTCAACAGATTCATTGTTTAATTTATTATATTCGGAAAAAATACTATCATAATTTGTTTTAATGGTATTTAAAAATGAATCCATTTCTTTTTTAAAATTGGACATTAATGCTTTTTTTATGTTTGTTTTATAAGGTTTGATAGATTCGTCAATTAAACGCAAATTATTTTTATATATTTTGATTTGCTTAAGGTTTTTGTCAATATTTTTCGCATCTTGTTCATTGTTAGATAAATCTTTTTTATGTGATTTTTCTGTTATTGGTTCGATTAAAGCTGCTACTTTATCTTGTGACTCCTGTATAATTTTAACATACTCTTGGGCTTTACTTATATTAGTTTGTTTAATGAGTAAATTTTTATTTTTAATTATTGTTTCAATGTATGTATTGATTAATTTAATATTATTTAATAATGAATTTTCGATATTTATATCTATTTTTCTTTTTTCTAGATGTTGTATTTTTTTATTGTCTAAGTCTATTAATATTTTTATTTTTTCTATATTTTTAATTTGTTTTATCAAATTTATTCTGAATTTGTTGTTATCAATGTTATAATCTTGTAAAAATAATAAACCTTTATATATGGGTTCTGAATGAAATATTTTTATTTGATAATTTACATATCCATTATTTATAAAAGCAAAACGATTATTACGGTTAATTTGCGTGGTTCTCCATTTACTAATAAAACTGTTATCTGGTTGTTTTTTAGTATTAGAAATAGATATTTTAATTTTAAAATAGTTTAATAAATTAATAGCTATAAAATAACCAGGGGATATATTTTTTTTAAATATTTTTGTATCAACCATAATGATTTCCTTTACATTAGTCTTTTCATTCCAATACCAGAATTCATATTTACCATTATCAAATTCATTCATAATTTTAATTTGTATTGGTATATCACTTTTGTTATAAAAAACGGTATTACTGCCTAATGATGATGATTCTAATGGACTTCCTATGAAATCTAAATTATTTTCTTTTTTGAAAGATACCCATTTATTTATTTTTTTTTCATTGCAAATCATTATTTCTGATGAGGATATTGCTTTTTCATTGAATTGTATAAAATTATTTGTAGGTATAGTTTTTTTAATTATTGTGTAGCCATCGTTATTTATTTGGTCCTGTGTGATTATGTCATAATTATCTTTCCAAACAACCAACCCATGATTAAAAGTATTGTTTCCTTTTGTTCTCCATAAAATATTTAAATTGTGTTCGGCTTCATAAATATAATTATTGATTTTTTTTATCCCTGAAAACGGTATATTATCTTGTGCAACAATCCAATTATTATTATTATTTATAGTATCTCCTAACAATGATTTATTTGTAAAAGTATCAATATTTGGCAATATTGAAGTATTATATTTTTGATTATTAATTATTTTTTTTTTTTCATTGAACGTATTGTTAAAATCATTATATGTTTCTTTGTATTTATTGTGTTGTTCTATACTTTTTAAATATGATAATTTATTTTCATTTATATTTTTATGAAAATCATTCAACTTATCTTCGTTAATTTTGATTTTTTTATTTGTTTCTTTTATTTCTAAAACAATATTGTTTTTAATCATATTTATATTATTTTGATATTTTTTATTCATTTAAAATAATACATAATAGTTTTATTTTAAATCAAAAAAATTTATGAAAATGGACCTGTTTCTCTTTGTCCTTTTCTTACAACCAATGGGTCTGGAACATATAATGGTATTTTTGGGTCAAAAAACACTGCTGCATCCAATTTGTTTAACTGGGGCATTACAGGAACTTTTTTTTCAACTAAATTAGAACTACCTATTCCATATAACTGGCTTTCGATATCTGTTGTATTATTTGAAAGAATATTATTATAATATCCACCAATACCAGTTCTTGAGTTAATTCCTAAACTAGCAAATTTTGAGTGGCGAGGCACACTTTGTCCTTTATACAATTTTTGACTGTCTATATTTTTATTTATATCTTGTTGCAATTTATACATTCCACATGCATTTTTTAAATTTGTAGATGACATATACATCATTGTAATATTATTTTTTTAAGATATTTATTAATTCAATGTAATTTTTATCCGAAATGTATTTGTTTTTAAATAAATCTTGTAAACATTTATGTGTGTAATAAAAATAATCATAGCTAAATAAAAAACAAAATATGTTTTTTTCATCCATTTTTATTGGCATATTAAAATTATTCTGAGCAGCTTTTTTCAATATATTTTGGAATTTTTCATCGTCTTTAAATTTTTCTAACAAAGAATCTTGTACTTTTAAAACCGAATCGTTATATTCTTTGCATAAAAAAATTCGACAAAAATCATATTGATAGTATGCATCATTTCCTACTTTTTTATGCATATACGTTGCATCAAATGAATAATCATAATTCATGTATAATTATAATTATTCTTACATATTTAATTCCTTTTAAAATAATCATTGTCTCTTGATAATTCTCTAGATGGCAATCCCCCACGAATCCATCCATCCGCGGCAACTCCTTCAATTAAATTGGCTGGATTTTGGACGGTTGCCTTTAATGATGGTATTAACTCAACGTCTGTATTTCCAAATGATTTTTCCATTATATTTTTACAGCTTTTTTTATCGAAACTGTACGAACCTTGTAATAATTGACTTTCTAATACTGGTTTGGATGGACCTTTTCCCAAATAAGGAACTGTTAAATAAGGTCTTGGTTGTAAACTGATTCTCGATTTTATTTCAGGTAAAATATCTCCATTTTTTAATTCCGTATCTTGATCTACATTACACCCACCTATGCCAACATTACTGCCTGTAGCAGACCCAGTAGGAAATACATTGGGTTGTTTGGTTGCAAAATTAAGTGGTCGTGTCATTCCACAATCTTGTGCAAAAAAACTTTTTAATGGATAATTAGAAAAATTTTGATTTTGAACTTCTCTTTCACCAATCGAGCAATTATCATCGCCAATTCTGGTTAAACTATCAAATACGTAACTATAACTATTAGCCATACTTATATATTATTACACAAGAAAAATATATTATCGAATTAATTTTATCTATATTTTAAATTATCTGTATTATTTTTAGTACATTGCAATTCATCTCCTTCTTTGCAAGATTTCATATTACCATAACAAAAATCTCTAAATGCTTTTTGATTATTTGGTATTGTTGTAGCAGGTTGGGCATTAAAAGTTCTCATGGAATGTTGGAATGTCAAATTATCTCCTAAATTTCGAAATAATTTTGGGTCTAAGGAACTTTTGACTGCTTCATTAACTTCTTGTTCTATATTTGGATTATTAATTGGTGCGGCAGCTTTTCTTTGTGGGTTTTCTCTATAATCTGTTGGCATAACATTCATTAACGGATTTTGTCGTGTAGGCATTTGAAATTTATCAGATAATACTTTTTTTAGTATATTTTTATTACTTTTTGCAATATTTTGAAACGTTTCTTTTGTTTTACTCTTTTGACTCTTATAAATTATTACTAAAACGACTAAAGTAATTGCGGTTGTTATTAATATTTTTACAGATTTTGTAGCCAAATATCCTAAAAATGTCAAAACTAAAATCAATCTCGTAATAGCATTAAGTTTTCGTTCCAAAGATAAGTTTTGAACTGGCCATAGTTCTGTTAATTGGTTTTTATCTAATAAAATTGTGGGATTATTTAACCAAAATGTATCCATATTTAATATATTATATTATGTTATATTAATTTTTGTTCTTATTTTTATTTTTATTCTTTTTGTTTCTTCTTCTTTTATTTCTTTTTGATTTCTCCATTTCACCCTCACCTTGAAATACTTTTTTTTCATATTGTACAGGTTCATTATTTAAATTTTCTTGTTTTAATTGTTGTTCTATCCTTGCTTTTCTATTAGATTCTAATTTTTTTAACATTCGTTCTCTTTGACTAGCTTGTTTGATATTTGTTTTCATTTTTGATTGCATTGCACTAAAATTTATTTTATTTTTACCCGTAGGAACACCCATCTTGCTTAAAATCTGGTCCATACCACCCATACCTGGCATATTTTTCATTTTTTCCATTAAATCAGATGCTTCTTTCATTAGTTCACTTTCTTTTAGTTCGCCTGATTTTATTTTTTCATCCAATTTTGAACCGACTTTTTTAATCATATTTATTAGCTTGCCCGGATTTTTCATTAGTTTTTGAAAAACATCCCCAACAGTGGAACTATCGCTCATGTCTCGTTGTAAATCATTAGCGGTTTCTTCTGCTATTTCATGTGCTAATTTTCCCAAATTTCCATCTAATAATCCTTTTAAATGCGAATGGACGTCGTATGCGTCCGGAATATTTAAAGATATATCATTCTCACCAATATCAAAATTTTCACTAATATCAAACATTTCTGTCATACCACCAATTGTTTCTTTCAACTTATCTAATAAATCATTTTCATTAATCGCTTCAAACATTTTTGCTGTATCACCAAATGAATCCAATCCTTCAATGCATTGTGAAGACATAAACAATATTAATTGTAAATATTTCCAAATTGCATTTTTTGTATCATCCATTTTTTCTATAATCTTCCACAATTCACTGAAATCGATTCCGGGTAAAAAATAACATACACTATCTTTATTTATAAATATATCTTCGTTTTTGTATAAAATATCAAAAAACCTACTTGGATATATATCACAACAATATGTTAATATGGTTTTAATTGACGTATCGTTTGAAGTTTTGGAATAAATAGAGTTTAAATCAACGTTGTCTAAAATTAGATGTTTTTTCTCTGGAAATGTATTTACGATATCATTTACGAAATCGTATATTAACTTAGAAAATGATTGTAGAATTTCATCATTAAATATATATTTTTTTTTTTCCATATTCTTGTATAATTAAAAATTATAAACTTTAAATTATACTTGCGTTAAATTATTTATTAACGATTTAAAAAATATAAATCGGATATTTTTGTCAAGTTTTGTAAATATTTCATTGTTTTATTTTTATTTTCTATTCCGCATTTTTTTAGGTCTACTCGTATTCTTTCTATAACTTCTAATATTTTTTTTTCATCGGCGCTATCTTTTATATCACCCGAATAATCTTTATTTTCAAAAAATGATAAATTACCACTTTCAATTTCCTTTCTGTATTTATTTGATACAGAATCCTTCCATCCTGTTATTATCATACGGGGATTAATTTTTTTCATACTCGATAAAAATGTTGCACATGTTTTCAAATCTAAATCTTCTGGAAATATAGTTAATATGTCATCTATAAATTCACCTAGGTGATTATTAAATAATTTTAAATAACTAGATCTATTCATAATATAAATTATATATATTGATATTTTTATATTTGTTTATATATTAATTTAGTTATATTTATTTTTGCAATTTTTTTATATCATTATGTCTTTTTTCTTGAATTTTACTTAAATCAACCGTTCCAACTTTGTCCGGTTCATATGTATCGGGCGGTGTTTCAATATTATCTTTATGTGATAATGAGACAAAATTATGCATTTGTCTTAATCCCCCATTTCCCTTTGCTTTTAATTCTTCAGAATTTTGATCCAAAAAAGAATAATTATCTGACATCGTTGAACCAGTTTCTCCCGTAAAAGAATATGCAGAAGGTTCTCCATCAAATACAACGGCTTGTGCTTTTTCTTCCTTTAATAGTGGTTTATAAAAATTACTAACATCATTGCCAAATAATATTTGATTTCCTTTATTTAATAATAGTAATGCTGGAACCTTAGTTATAGTTTCAGGCATTAAAATTTTTTTACCATTTTCTAATAAAATATATAATTTCTGGTTTTCTTTTATTCTTTTATCGATATTTAAAAAATGGGTTTTATTTTTTATATCAGATTTTCCTATATTATATAGTAATGATTTACAATTATCACAATATTTACTATAATATAAAACATAACTCATTTATAATAAATAAAGTTATTCAAATCTCTAAATAAACTTATTTTAAATTAAATTGAAAAATATATTAAAATAAAAAAGAAATATATTATAAAGATGGCAAAAAGTAAATCAAATGAAATTACACTACCGATTATTAATAATAATGTTGAGACCAAAAATGTATTGACATTTACTATGAGTAATGCTAATGTTAGCGTAATAAATGCTTTGAGAAGAACAATTTTGGCTGATATAGAAGTGGTTTGTATGAAAACATCTCCGTATCATGAAGGGTTAATTACATTTGAAGAAAATACTTGTAGATTCAATAATGAAATTTTAAAACATAGATTAAGTTGTATACCGGTTCATTTAAAAGATTTAACAGAAGAAATAGACAAATTAGTTGTTGAAATCGATGAAGAAAATACATCAGATTCGGTAAAATATATTACAACCAAAGATTTTAAAATAAAAGATATTACAACAGATAGATATTTAGAGGAAAGTTTTGTAAATAAAGTATTTCCACCAGACCCCATTACTAAAAATTTTATATTGTTTGCCAGATTAAAACCAAAAATAACAAACAATATTCCTGGTGAAAAAATACACTTACAATGTAAATTAAGTAAATCCACAGCTAAAGTAGATGGTGCATTTAATGTTGCGTCAACTTGTGCATATGGTAATACACCAGACATAGTTGAGCAAAATAATAAATGGGATAGTATTGAAGAAGAAATGGTTAAAAATGGTGTCGTAAAATCTAAAATTGAATATGAGAGAACAAATTGGTTTTTACACGATGCTAAAAGAATTTATAAATACGATAGTTTTGATTTTACATTAGAAAGTGTGGGTGTTTATAGTAATGTTGAATTAATGAGATTGGCGTGTGATTCGATTATAGATAGAAACAATAAATTATATGAATTATTTAATACAGAGAATATACTTGTAAAAAATAATCAAGTAACTATTGAAAACTCGTATGATATAATTTTGGATAATATTGATTATACAATAGGAAAGGTGATAGAATATTTGTTGCACGAAGAATATTATAAAAATCAAAAGATTTTCAATTATGTTGGGTTTTTGAAAGCACATCCCCATGACACATTTTCAATGATAAGAATAGGATTTAATGATGAAAAAAAGGCTAATATTACAAACATAAATGAAATATTCAAACATACACTAAAAATGTCGAATCAAATATTTCAAAATGTAAAAGAATACTTTTAAGTAAATATATTAATTATAGGTTAATATATTTATAATTTTACGATTTACAATTTATTTTTTAATTGATCGAGTTTTTGTAATAACGTCTGTAATTCTAATGTTTGTGAGGTATTGTCAACTCTTGCTGCTGGTTTAGCTGCTTCCAATTGTTTTTTTAATACGGCTAATTCTTTTTCCATAGCAGCAACATGATCTTTTGGTGGCGCAATTTTCAAAATTTGTTCCCCTTCTTTTGTTATCGTGTCTCCCTTGACTTCTCTTGTTTCAGTTTTTGATTTTTCCCGTACAATCACTTCAACTTCTTTTATTGTCATGGTATCTTCAAATGAACGTTCTTTAACAATAGTTGTTTCTGTTTCTTTTATTTCGCCACACGCTTCTGGAAGTTCTGGTTTAGGATAACAATCAGGATATTTTTTAAAGAAAGCTGTCATAACTTTCATACCGTAATCATTTCCTTTTAGCGCTTCTTTTTTTCCTTGTTCAATACCCTTTTTCATAGCATCATCTATTTTTTTTTGTTGCATAGATTTTTTGTCAACAGAATTATTTAAATGAACCCAACAATTATCAACAGGATCAAAAATATAACTTTTTTGTAATGGGTTAACACTATCATACATTATAACACCGTCTTTTGTTTCTTTCATTTCCATTTTTGAACCCAAAATCAATGTCATAGCTGTTGGTTGTGGTTCCCTTTCTGCTTCTTCGGAAATAGGTACATTTCTTTTTTGTGCTGCTGGTTTTGGTACTGTTGCTGGTTTTGGTACTGCTGCTGGTTTTGGTGCTGTTTTTTTAGCTCCCATATCTTTTTTTTTTTCTTCTTCTTGAATTGCTAAAACAATTTTTTTATACATTTCTTGTGATTTTTCTTCCTGGGACATTTTTTCAATTCTTATCATTTCTTTACTATATTTTTCCCACTGTTTATCTGTAATAAATGTGCCTGTTCTTTTTACTACTTGTTTACCTGTCTCTGTATACGCAGTTCTGTTTCTACCACCAACAGCTGTTTGAGAATGAGTTATTTTTTCTTTAACATCCCAATCACCATCTTTTGCTTTAACTACAAAATCAGTCGATTTATTGGTAAATGATGGAACCGTTTGTGTAGATTCTAATTTATTATCGGCTCCTTCTTCTTCAGGTATCGTGCCATTTACTGTTTGTTTCATTATAGCATTTGGTTTTTTTTTCATCCAATCATCTAATAATTTTTTTTCATCTGCTACTGCTTTTGCCGCCGCTTCTTCTGCTTTTTTTAATCCTTGTGTTTTTGCTTTTTCTTGATTTACTTTTTGAACAGCTGCTGGTTTTTCAGCACCCGCTTCTGTAATTTTACCAGCAGCGTCCTCTAGTTTTTTTGCTTTCGCTAAATTTTTTCTAAGTTCCTCCATTATAAATATTATTTATAAAAAATTTAATACCTAAATAATAATTTATACGCAGTCTCTAAATTATTCGTTTTTCATCAATTTTATTCAATTGTAATTGATAATTGACCGAATACATTAATCTTTGTGGTGGTAAATTATTCACATAATTAATAACCACGGATTTTGATACAAATTTTTTATCCAACATTAATTCATTGATATATAAATTGTGTAAAGCATATAAATGTGGTTTAAACTCATATGGATATTCTTTTAATGATTTTTCTTTTTTAATAAAACAACGAATATAATAACTATATAATTTGTTTGTCCAATTGTGTAAACTATAACGCAATTTTAAAAATTCACTAGCATGTTCAGGATAATATTTTAAATATTCCTTAACTTTATCCAATTGTCTTAAATAATAATATTGAAATTGAAGTTTAGGGGTATTTCCCTTTAGTCTTCTAACTATCTCATAATTATTATTTCGTATTTTAATACGCTGACCGGTATTATTATTATAGCAAATATATCCAACAATTTTATAATCCAAATTTTCGTTTAAAGTATATCTATATAAATCATCAAATGATAGTATATTCATAAACACTTTGTCATAAATTGTATAACTAGATATATTGCTTTTTTTAAAAATATCTATATCATTTAAATTAATTATATTGATAGTATTTTGTCTAAATGAATATACATTGGTTAAATACAATTGTGTTTGTTTAAATGGGACTACTATTCTATTATCAGGATGTTGTAAAACAAAACTATAAGAATATTCCTTATTTAAATCATCGAAATTCAAGTTGGCATTATTACACGCTTGTAAAAACATATAACGAAATGTATTTTTATTATCATTAAAAAAATTTTTTGCACCGACATTACTTTTGGTGGATATTTCCCAATCTTTTAAATATGGATGCCAAAACATATTAATCATGGTTCCTTCTAAAAATTCTTGCAATTCATAATTATCAAAAACTTTATTATTAATTGTATCGTCTAAATTTAAATTATATGATTTTGGTGGTGAAAAACATATTATTTTTCCATTTTCATCAACTATTAAAGAACGAAATAATCCGAACGATGAAATATTATTTATATTTAGATATGTTTTATCATATTTAACAATAAAAATTTTACCAAAAGATTTAACAATTAAATGTTTTGATTTTGCATATTCTCCATCCAATATAAGTTTTTGTAAATCATATTCGCTACTCAATGTATACGACATAATATTTATTACTTGTTTAATTCTCTTTAACTAAATTTAAGATAACATTTCGTTATTGTTAATAATTTCTATTGTAAATATAAGATAATGGAAAATGAAAAACTCGATAAAGAACCAGCAGATAAAAATTTGTATTTAGAATTAGGTCAAGTCATTGAATTAATAGCCCCGGCTGACGGCAAAATTCATGAAAAATTATTTTTAATAGAATATTTAGATGAAAATTTAATTAAATTAATAAATGAAAATGATTATTCGATATTTGAAATAAATATCAATAATGGTAAATTATTGAATGAAACAATAGAACAGATAAATATAATCCCTCCTAGTCCTACAGAAAAGGGTTATGCAAGACAATGGGGGTATTTGCCAAACAAATGGTTTAAATTCCATTTTGGTGGAGATGATGAACAAATTATTCACGGTAAAATAACAAATTTGGAAAAAGATCAAATCGAAATTAAAACTTATCCCGACGAAGAATTAATATATATTGATTTTGCCTATAAAGGTATTCCTTTAGACTTACCACTTATAAAAATTACTCCAAGAGAACCACCTACCACAAAAAATGAAGAAGAGAGTTTGGATAGTGATGAAGATATAGACATACCTGATTTCGATGACGAAGGTGAAGCAATAGAAACATATTTTGATCGTGATATTATTCAAACTGAATTAAATGAGCAGCTATTGAATCTAGAAGATTTAGAATTCGATAATTTTGATACAAACGAACAAGGAGAATTGATCGAAGAAAAAGAAGTAAGCGAAGAATACAAACGTTATAATATAGAATCACAAACAGATGACCTATTGCAAAAATTATTATCATCGATACCTACAAAAAATAGAAACGATAAAGTATTAAATGGAATACATAAACAAATAGAGCGATTTAAAGAACTCCGTATATTATACTCCATATTTAACGATAAGGGTTATGCAAATAAAAAAAAAATAAATTATAACAGAGATGGTTATAATACAACAATCGAACAATTAAAAAAATTAAATAAAAATTTACATTGGATAATACCTATCACAAAAACGAAAAGAAAAATTTATGATTTAGAATTATTACAAACAGATAATAAATATATAAAAAATAGTTCAACAGGATTATCTTTACATGAAGAAAATGAAATATTTGAAGAATATAAAAAAAACTCTATTTCTAATCAAGAAAATAAATATTCTTTTTATTTCAAAAATACATTACCGTTTTATAATCCAAATATATTGATTACTGATGAAAACATTTTTTTAAATAGGGTTAATAATAGTATAGAAAGTATATCAGATACTATAGGGGATTTACAGTCGTATAGTATTGGAATAGATTGTAAAGAAACTATAAATTATGATAAGAGACCGCTATTAAGAGAAGAAAAATTTGTTAGTAATAAATTTATACAAGGATTAACACAATTTGAATTGTATGATTTAAAACAATTTGACTTTATAGGAAAAAGAAAAGAATTAACTTCTAATGAAATGATACCAATAACTGGGTATATGGTTTTACCGGAAACTATAAGAGATTATTCTAGGGTATATGGAACAAATATAAATATACAAGATAAAGCAACATTAAATTTATTTCCTTTACAAAAATGGAAGTTATTTGAACAAATAAAAAATAATCAGGAAAGTTATATTGTTGATGTAAAAAAAAATAGAAGTTCTCAATTTAAGGCAACAAGAGAATCAAAAAATAAATATAAAATATATAAAAAATCGTTATCTCGAAATTCACAATATATGCAACAAGATATGGACAATAACTTTTTACAATCTATAATACCAACAACCGTGGAAAGTTTAAATAATTTACAGGAAAAATTACAATTTAATATAAAAAATAAAATAAAATTCGGATTATCTATTAAAACAGTTATTGATTATTTGGAACCAAATAATATTTATTTCAAGAATATAAATTATGATATTTATTCTAATATTGAAAGAATTGTCGATGAAAACATAGAATGGTACAAAAAAACTTCAAGAATAAATGTATTAACCTATAATGATTATGTGAAAACAAATAAAACTTGGAAAATAAATGCTTTAATGGATATATTGAAAAATTATATACAAACCACACATATATCCATTGATGATTTAATAGAATTATATAACCTAAATGAATACGGAGATGAATTTTTAAAAAACATCGTTTCAACCGATTCGGGGTCATTATTCATGGACCTATTAACATTATCGAATATTAATTTATTTCAAAATATAAACATTCAAGAACGTATCAATAAAGCCATAGAGGATAGTGAAAAAATATCCCAAGAATTTGAACAAGATGAAACACAAAATAATTGTAAAACAGTGTCTAAAAATGTATTGGCAAAAAGATATGTAGATATAGACGAATTGAAAGAAGATGATGACGAAGATATATATTTTGATAAAAAATATGACGACACTAGATATGGTATTATGGATATGTTTAAAGCCGATAAAGATATATTATCTGCTAGCGAATTAATGAAAAAAATTAGTATACATTTAATAAATAATGTAGGTGTTAGTGTTGAAAAAGCAGATAGAGATGCGTTGGCTATGTTAGAAAAAAAGAAAAAAGTAATTGATGGTGATTTTGCTATTTTGGACATTGGTGATTTTGATTATAAATATTATATTAGAAAAAACAACAAATGGCGAATAGATGAATCTTTGAATGGAAAAACATTGGATGATATCACGTTTTGTAATATAGAAGATAAATGTATAAATATAAATAAAGAATGCACTTCAATTGATAGTGGTAAAAATATTATTAAAAAAAAGTTTTTAAGACAAATTGCTGAAAAATTTGATGAAGACTTAAATCAATCAATGGAAGATATAAAAAAAAATATAGAAAATTCTATAAAAGACAACATTAAAATGATTAAAAAAAAAATTGAAATAAAACGTTTGTATGATATGAAATATGATATATATAAAAATCATTTGGGTGAATTATTAAGTATTGATGATATAGAGGTTCCACAAACATATCGATATGCTTTAAAAATACTGAGCGATTCAAATATGGTATCTAAATATAGAAACAT